TAAACTACTAAAAGGTGGAGTGTTATGTTACAAGTTAAAGATTTCAGTGGAGCAACACATGCGGAACAAATACAGAATGCACTCAACGCTGCAAGTACAAGTAACCTGCATAAAACTGTACAACTGGAAGAAAACAAAGACTACTCAATCACAGCACCAATCTTAGTAAAAAAGAATGTAGAATTGTTATTCGGCTATGGAACCAAATTTGTTATAGATAGTAACGTCCGTGTTATCGAACTAGAACAGAATGCATCTGTTACACATCCTTACATCGCAATACAAGACCCAACATTTGACTCTGCTGTCTTCTACCTAGATGGTAAGTACAAATATTACAATACCTGGAACAGGTCGGCTATTAAGAACGGTGTCATTGTTAACTGGGCAGGTTCTTATAAAGGCTTAGGTATTTCGTGCTTTGCAGGTGGAGGAGGTCACGAGATTTCATTTGTGAATTTCTTCGACATCAAGATAAGCGGTTTACGCAGAGGGATGGAACTAAAAGCATCTAAACCTGCTACAGGAATGGCTTGGGTGAACGCAAATAGATTTAATGATATCTCTATCGATGATTGTGTAGAAATGATCGTCATTGACTCAGCCGAGACAGTTCCAAATGAATGTAGTGGTAACATGTTTACTGGATTACAACTTCAACCATCGGCTATGACGCAGTTAGTCTTACAGGTTAATGGGCAACAAAACCGTTTCGAAGGTATGTTATGGGATACGCACTTAATCACAAATCCTGGTGCGATCGTTAAACTTACCAACACAAGTTCGTACAACAAGGTAGACTTCAATGGCACAATACCTACTGGTAAGATATCCAATGCAAATGCAACTAATAAAGTACTATAAAGAGCCCCTAGCGGGTTCTTTTTTGCGTTGTGGCTCCGCAAGACCCTCTAACAACCATCTATGATATAATTAAAGTACACATTCCGTACTCCGTATTTCCAAAGTTTATACTACGTAGTCTTATATTATATCTAAGGGCGTGACCTATTTTGAGTTCATTCAGAGAAGATTCTAAATGGCAAATAGCAAAAAAATTACTAAATCAGAACTATACGTGGCTCGAAGTCATTAGCTATTACAAGGCTATCGGTGGTCAGAATGTGCTAGTTTACTCTGTTATTGATGGGGAGAAGCGGCTTATTGTAGACCTCACCGAAGATAACCAAGTGTTATTAGTTAATAGACATGGAGAATCGGTGACAGATACTTATGAGAACGTGCTGAACAGTCGGAAGGTATTCGAGTATGCTGATCGGGACTCCATTGAATGCAAAACGTAGAGTGCTAATAAACAGAGGTGACATTGGATGGGAGCATTTGACTGGTTCAATCGAAAGATGAACGCAGACCCAGTAGGTACGATTCAAGAACATGACACGATATCTACTAGGATTCAAGAAATTGAGCAAGCAGCAGTGCTAATGAAGAGTAACAATGTTAACCAGGGAAAAGCAAAGGCGTACGAAGAACCGTTGTTAGGTAGTATGTCAATGAACCCTGATTATAAAGAAGCTCCTTCAGCAAGAGGTAATTACAACTTACTTGAGACACTGAAGCTATGGTCGAGAAAGAATATTATCCTTAATGCAATTATTAATACTCGTGTAAACCAGGTGTCTCTATTCTGTACACCTGCTCGACAAAGTGATAGAGGGATTGGGTATGAGGTTCGTTTAAAGAATCCCCAAGAAAAACCTTCTTCACATGATCTAGCAAAGATAGAACGAATAGAGAGTTTCTTGCAGCACACAGGTAAAGATGAAAAAGACTTTACAAAAGATAACTTACGTACATTCGTTAAGAAGCTTGTTCGTGACCGATTGGTATATGACAAGATTAACTTCGAGCTGATCTATAATAACAAAGGCGAATTGAACCGATTTACAGCGGTTGACGCAGCTACAATTTATGTGGCAGTAGATGAGAACGGTCATGAGCCAAAAGGTAAGGACGTTACTAAATTTGTTCAAATCCTGGACAAGCGAAAGGTAGCAGAGTTCAAGGCTAAAGAAATGGCATGGGAAGTACATAACCCTAGAACAGATATTACTGTAGGTCGTTATGGTTACTCTGAGCTAGAAATCGCTATGAACCATTTACAGTACCATGAAAATACAGAGCTATTTAACGCTCGTTATTTTGCTCAAGGTGGTACGACACGAGGGCTATTACATATTAAAACAGGGCAAGAGCAATCTACGCAAGCGCTACAATCATTCAGAAGAGAATGGACTGCTATGTTTAGCGGTATCAACGGTGCCTGGAAGATTCCTGTAGTATCTGCGGAAGATGTTAAGTTCGTAAATATGACACAATCGTCTCGTGATATGGAGTTCGAAAAATGGTTGAACTACCTAATCAACGTATGTTGCTCTATTTATGCTATTGACCCATCGGAGATTAACTTCCCGAACCGTGGTGGAGCTACAGGTAGTAGCGGTAACTCTCTAAACGAAGGTAGCACAAAAGAGAAGCATCGTAGCTCGAAGGATAAAGGGTTAGAGCCTTTACTAAAATTCATCGAGGATGCTATTAACAAGTACATCGTTTCTCAATTCGGAGACAAGTACATTTTCAGCTTCGTAGGTGGAGACGTACAAACTGAGCGTGAGATCATAGAAATCCTGGAAGCAAAAGCGATGATTGGTCTTACAATCAATGATATCCGTAATGAGTTAGGCTATCCTCCTATCGAAGGTGGAGACGTAACACTTGCAGGTGTTCACGTACAACGTCTAGGTCAGTTATTACAAAAAGAGATGATGGAAAAGCAAATGGCTATGACTCCTAATGGACAAGTTCCAGGAAGCAAACCTGCCCAAACAGCGAAAGAGGAAAAGTCCCAGGCAGAACAAAAAGGGATGAATGGTGACTCTAGCAATGTTAACGGTAAAGGTTCCTTTAACAAAGACGTAGGCAAGGACGGTCAATTAAAGGGCGCTAAGAACACGAACTCTATGAAGCAAGGAGGGAAAGGTGACTAATGGCTCTCACTAACTATAAAAAAGGTTTGAATGATGGTTACAGAATCGCTAAGTACAAGAAGCTTCCTAAGTTCGGTTGTGAAGGTGACGATACCAAAGAGTACCTGCAAGGGATAATCGATGGTAAACGTTTATACATGATTGATAAGCGAAAAGAAACATTGTCCTAAAAAATCCTCAACTAAGTGGTGCTTCTGTTATATTAGTAGCATCAAAACGTGCTTGTATAGCACACACCACTTAGAGGGGAGGGCACCCTATGAACACTATTAACCCCTTGACAAACAAGGTTAACCTCTTCGTACCAATTGATATTGAAGAGTCTATCAGCAAAAGTAATGAAGACCCTAGCGGTAAATCCTGGTGCCTGAAAGGGTACGCTACAACTCCTGACCTTGATTTACAAGATGACATTGTTGATCCTAAAGGTATCGACATTAGCCACCTAATCACTCACGGTTACTTAAACTATGAGCACTATCAAGGTGAAGAGTATAAGATTGGCGTTCCTACTGAAGGTACTCACGTAGATGACGTTGGCTTGTTTGTAGAAGGTAAGCTATATAAAAACAATCCTTATGCGAAAAGCATTTGGAACCTGGCAACGAATATCCAAAAGTCAGGTATCGACCGTAAGATAGGATTCTCTATCGAAGGTTTTGCTAGAGCTCGTGATAAAAGCGATCCTCGTATTATCAAGAGTACATATGTTACGAACGTAGCAGTTACAACTAACCCTGCTAATCCTAACGCTGTTTGGGACGCTTTCATGAAGAGTTTCCAAGTTGGGTATGCAATGACACCTGAAGACAGTACAGGCATTGCTGCAATGAATCCTGACAGCCTGGCAAGAAGTTTATATAACTTATCTTGGGCACTGAAGGAAACAGATGAGGAGCAGTTCAAGAACGTTTGGGAAGAAGTAGGCGGATATTTAGATGCTATGGGAAGATACACTGACGATAGCGCTGTATTATTCTTACAAATTTCGAAGGGATATTCTAGAAACGAAGCTAAAGAAATTCTAGCTCAGATGGAAAGAATGTCCGAACAATAGAAGGGAGTTTCATAAATGGCTAAAGATAAATCATTTGCTCAATTATCAGAACATTTAGAAAAGTCGGCAGAAAAACCTGAGGAAATTAAAGTCCCAGGAGCAGAACCTGTTGCACCAGTTCAGGAGCCTGAAGTAGTAACACCTGTTGAAGAACCAGTGGTTATTGAACCTGTTAAAGAGGAAGAAGGCAAAGAAGAGGAGCCTGTAACTGAAGAACCAGTTGCTGTTGAGCCTGAAGCAGAACCTGTTGCTGAACCCGAAGCTGCTGAAGAACCAGTAGAAAAGTCTAAAAAAGACGAAGACGGTGACGACAAGGATAAGGACAAGGAAGACAAAGGCAAAGACAAGGACAAAAAAGGTGACAAGGACAAAGACAAAGATAAGGACAAAGACGAAGAAGTTAAGAAGTCTGAAGAAGCTACAGCTCCTACAGGCGCAGAGTTCCTTCGTGCGTTCGAAGCTATTGTTAAGTCACACGGTTCGTTACAAGGTGATGTAGACGGTATTAAATCTACATTAGAATCTGTGATGAAATCTATCACTGATCTAACTGAGAAGTTAGAAAAATCAGCAGAGAAGCCTGCGGAAGAGCCTGTTACTGAATCTGAAACTGAAGAAGAAGTTACAGAGGTTGAGGAAGAAGTAGCAAAATCTGTAGAGCAGCCTGAAGAAGAGGAAGTAGTCGAAGGAAAAGCTGTAGAGTTTATTTCTAAGTCTAATGGTATTCCTGAGGTTGAGCCACAAGAGGAAGCTCCTGCTGCTGAAGAGCCACAAGAGGAAGTATTCGATGCTAAACAACACGTAACACAGATTTCTGACTACGTAGTTGCTAACCATCACAAAATGCACCCTGCTACGATTCAAGGTATCCGTAATGCGGTTAGCCGAGTAAAACGTGGCGATGGTACAGCACAAGATGTTGAAGTTTTCAAAGAAGTTTTAAAAAATATTTAAAAATTCAAAAAATT